GGTAAACGCGATGACTCAAGACCTGTGGATCTCACGCAGATTCACACAAAGTGTTTCTTTCAACGAGAGAGACACACACCTTGGTTAGCCTAAACTACAACAGTTTAGACACCCTCGGTGTATTAGTCATCGGCACTACTCAGTATCTTTACTAAGAGTGAAAGGTACGGATTGATGAAAGTTACTATAGTCCGGTTAGTCACCTAACGAACCATAGTAATAACTGAGCCAGGAGAGCCCCTGATATAAATTGTATCACGGGTCCCCCTTGTAGGACAGCCATCTCAATAACCTGAAGAGAAGGAATTATCCCTATCGACACATCGAGCATAGCTTGATGTAGAAATAGTCAGATACTGTACACACAATTCGGAAGGGTAATAACTCCCTCCTGAAATGCGTGCACCAGATAACTGATCGCTTCCAAGGTTAAAGAATAATGGCTGCCCCCCACCGCCAGTAACATCAAGATGTAAACAACTGAAAGTCTTAAGACGATTCATAAGCATCCTAACAAGATGCCTGAAAAGTCAAAAGGAAACTCAGTGAATAACTCAAGAGAGGATACAGAGCTAGTGAGTGAGGCTCAGACATCAATTCCCATGGTTAATAAGGTTGGCAATTGTCCACTGTAGGTTATTAACCCTACAAGAAGACTAGGCACAACCCAAGTGCGAGCTCGCGGAACAACTAGACGATATAGTGTGGTAGGTTTTACTACCCTTATATATCGAGTTGCTAAGCGAACAAGATTCTTGATTAAGAACCTTGGTATCGGGATAAATCCCGATTGCAGCACCTTATCATGGAATGGAATCTGAGTTAATGTTGTGGCAGGAGGTTCTCTTTTCGAAAGAATTGAGAGAATCTTCTTCACAACAGCACTTTCCGCGAGAGCTATACTGTGGGATGCTCTCATGGTGAAAACACCACGAGAAACAAAGTACTTTGATAAACCATGACTTAAAATAAAGTCAGGTACCAAAGTCTCCTCGGACGCTAAAACCGTTGATGTTAGGTAATCAATAGACTGATCAATCAGTGTATTAATTGCCCCAACAACAGGGTTACCGTGTCCGATGACCACAGATAGAGTCTCTTTAAGGAAGAGCTTCACATCGTGAGGTCTGTCTTTCCCAATTTTATCGTCTACCCACCTATTAATATCACTATTAATAACGTAGGTATCCGTTTGGAATTTGGAAAGGTCACTTTCGATGAGATGATATTTGGCCGTATACAGAAGCATTTTAAATGCTTGTGTAACACTCGGAAAAGAGTGTAGCCAAAAGTCAGCAGGAGCCAGTGGTTCCAATCTTTTAAAGATTGTCTCCGCCGCCTCTTGCGATTGATTAGTTTTTCAACTAATCAACCCATCGAATAAAAGATATAACTTTATCATGGAGTTAACCTTATTAACTATGTAATGAGGTTTCTTCATAATAGAGAATATCTCAGTGATAAGACCCGGGTGCCGTTCGATTGGTAGAACTCATCCGTGGTGACTCTGATTAAGGAGAAAGTTATGCAAGAGAGGGTATCTTTCATAAGTGGACAAAAGTCCACCTATAGAGAAACCCGTTATCTCAACACCTTTATGGAACCATCTCTTAGCGAATTCAAACGTATCAATAGACACGTGAGTCTTCTCTTCTGAGTATGGCATACCTAAAGTGCTGATTAACATCTTGTAACTTTCAGCTACCAGGTCATTATAGATCACTAAATCATCACCAAGTAAGAAATAGTCAGAAAATGTTGCCGGAAAACCGGCGCGCATTGCTGCTATCCTTACTATGTAATGATGAGTTAGTGCCATAATTGGCCACGACGAATAAGCTCCCATAGGTTGACCTACTGAGTATCGTACTTCCGAGCCATCACTGACTCGAAAGGGGTACCCAGTAAGTAATCTATGCCAGCAGTCGACTTTATCTTTTGTCATTAATAGATGCAAAACTCTCTTTTGAAGGAGAATAGGCATTCTATCAGTGGCAGCAGAAAGGTCTATGCTGTGATATCGTTCCGCACCTTTTAGATGATCAACAGGAGTAAAAGCTCCTTGATTATAAGTCATATCAACCGGAATCTTCCGAAGTAACTTACCTAAAAAGGTATGTAACGGACGAAGAGCCGATTGTGACCAATAATCAAGAATAGCTATTACTCGGGTCTTACCCTCTTTATCAGAGAAGTAAGAAATCTTCCGCAGAGGCCTATCGCGAGCGGCCTTTGCTGAAAGCGGATGTAGAGAGATCCATCAATCTGCAACAGAAGACCAGTCTAGTATATCAAGACGATCAGTGAGTGACTCCATATTTGAGCTCAGCTCCGACCCCCCTAATAGAGAAATATCATCTATTAGTGAACGGGGGAGGAAGGTAAGTTCAGAGATGGAACTCATGATTGCTTGACCTACTGGACCCTTCTTTGTTGACATATGTGGACCCGTGCAAACCCCAAAGTATCTAGCCCCTCTATGAAGGGCTTGATACACTCTCCAAAGCTCGAGATCTGTTATATCATCAGTCATTAAGGATGGACTGGTAATAGTTTCAGTATCGAGTTTTGGAGGCAATGTGATTGATCGGAGAGATGTTAGATAAGTTAAGAAAATTCTTAATCTTACTGGGTCTCTCCCTACTTGTTGACTAATTGTAGAGAGCCATTTTGGCTCTCCACCTTTTAGTTTAACAAGATCACATTCGCTCAAAGGTTCGCCGGATAGAGATCTAAGATAAGCATTCCTGCTTACCTTAACATACTTTACAGTATACTCTATTCCTCTACTCGCTTGCAGCTTCATGACATACTCAAAGAAGTATGCTGAAGACTCGCAGATCCAAGCCCTCTCATTAGGATAATAAGCACTTAAAACCGCCACGATTAATCGTGGTAATCTGTTTAAGAACAGATTAATTTTAGCTGCTTTATTCATAATGTTTGTAGCTTTTGTTGTTAATAAAAGGTACGCATCAGTCCACCGTAACTACAATAGGTTACGGGGGGCTAGCCCGGAACATATTTGGAGCAGCTAAGTTCCGGTAGCTACGGGAAGACCAACACATAGTGTCTTTTAGGTCCTTATACAGAATCACCCGGCATGACGGAAAGCTGGGATAGTCAGTAAAGGCTGGCATTTCAGGACACCAATCTGAAACGTGTTTAACTTACATTGTA